CACGTTTCTGATAGACAAAATTGGCGCAGACAATTACGGCTGGGAAGTTTCACGGACAGTATTCTGACCATGACCCCCCGCCCCGCGCCCCACATCATCCGCTGGTTCCTGCGTGCCACCGGCTTCGGCGGCATCACGCTGCCACCGTGGGGCATCTTCATCCTGACCGAGCGCATCAACGAGACGGCGCTCGTCAGGCATGAGCAGGCGCACTGGCAACAGGCGCAGCGCATGGGCGTGGTGCTGTTCTACGCGACCTATATCTGGTACACAATCCGACACGGCTATCGGAACAATCCGATGGAAGTCGAAGCACGCGAGGCTGAACGATGACGGACTACATCGGCCCTGAGCGGCGCAAGGGTGGCATCACCGAAGACCGGGTGCAGGTGCTCATCCAGGAGGCCGTGAGCAAGGCCCTGGCGGCGCATGAGCAGCACCTGACCGCGCACATGGACAACCAGTTCAAGGCGCTGCGGCAGACGATCACCGATGCCTTCCCGAACGGCGATCCGCACGGGCATCGCATCGCGCATGAGAAGGCCATTGCGAACGCTTCGTGGTGGGACAAGACCAAGAGTGATGCGTTCTCAAAAGTCACGGCAGCCGGACTCTGGGCCATCGTGGTGTTCTTGTGTGTGGCGGCATGGGAGCACATCAAGTCGGAGGCAAAGAAATGAACCCCCTGATCCTCGGGCCGATCCTGGAGGTCGGCAAGACGCTGCTGGACCGATTCATCCCTGACCCGGAGGCCAAGCGCCAGGCCGAGATGGAACTGGTTCGGATGGCCGCAGAGGGCGAACTGAAGCAGACCATCGCGCAACTGGAGATCAACGCCCGTGAGGCCTCTCACGCATCGGTGTTCGTGGCCGGCTGGCGGCCGGCCTTCGGCTGGTGCGGTGCGCTGGGGTTCCTGTACGCCACCATTGGCCAGCCGCTGCTGTCTTGGGGCGCTGCCGTGAAGGGCTGGCCTGCACCGCCCGCGCTGAACCTGGATCTGCTGTGGGTGGTGGTGACGGGCCTGCTGGGCATTGGCGGGCTCAGGACTTTCGAGAAGACCAAGGGAGTGACCAAGTGAACTGGTCCGACTACCACAACTTCACCGAAGCCGAGTTCCGTTGCCGGCACTGCGGCAAGCAGGAAATGAAGCCCGAGTTCATGGGCCGGCTTCAGGCGCTGCGTGACGTCTACAAGCGACCCATGACGATTACGTCAGGTTATCGCTGTCCTGATAATCCCATCGAGAAGGCCAAGGCCACGCCTGGTATGCACTCGACGGGCCTGGCCTGCGATGTGGGCGTGCAGGGCGCAGACGCGCACGAACTGCTGCGCCTGGCGATGCACCTCGGGTTCGCCGGCATTGGCGTGCAGCAGAAGGGCGCGGGGCGGTTCATCCACCTTGATCTGCGGTCCACGCCGACGGTGTGGTCGTACTAGGGCGCAAAGATCATCACCAGAACGCCAAGGCCGGCCACGATTGCACTGGCAACGCAGAGTGCTGCGATGACCTCGCCCTCCCAGAACTTGGCTCCGTAAAAGTCAGGGTCATCCTGGCCCAACTCGGTGCAGGGCTCGGCGGCTTCGGGGTAACGACCCTGCTGGTCGCAGCCGTGGGGGATGCGTGGGTGTTTCATCTTCCAATTTCCTTGAAAAGCAGCGGGCCGGCAGAGTAAATCCACCGGAACTTGGTTCTCGCTGTCGGGTCGGCGCGCTTGGTGCGGGTGACCCAGCCTGTTTGCTCAGCGTACTTCAGCGAGGCGGCCACGTTGTTGGGCTTCATGTCCCACTTGATGCCGACGTCATGCGCGGTCAACTCCTCTTCGGGATTGCGGGCGAAGAAGACGGCGACGTGGGTGACGATGCTCACGTGTTCCCCCGTGCTCTGATTGCTGCGGCGCACCTACGCGCCTCCATATCTTCACGGTTGTGATCTCCAATGAAGCGGGCGTCACACAACGCCGCGCAGGCTTCTCGTTCGGAGGCAACAGCTTCTGCCACCAGCTTCATGGACTTCTCCCACATCTCATCCCGCAACGCAGCGGCGACAAGGGCGGCGAAGCGTTCAAACAGTTGGCGTTGCCACTCGGCGTGATCCGCCATTAGCGGGCCTTCCTCATCAGAAAACCGAACCCCGGCCTCCCGCGCCATGCGGATGATGTCATCTCTGTTCATGTATTCCCCCTTGCGCGGATGGCGTCGGCGCATTGGCGCGCCTCCATATCTTCAAGTACATGGTGATCGCGGTTGTTGTCGCCCATGTAGCGGGCGTCGCACAATCTAGCGCAGGCTTCGCGCTCCTGCGCGGCGACGATAGCCACCATCTCGGGGTAACTGCTGTCCAGAGCACAGCGGGCAACCAACTTAGCAAAGCGTTCAAGCAGGTCCGGCTCTCCTTCGTATCCAGCAATCATTCCGCTTTCATACGCCATCTCCATTACTTCTTCGCGGGTCATGCCTGCCCCCTTGCGCGGATGGCGGCTGCTGCCCTGGTGCCGTAAATCTTGATTCCAGTCCCGAGGTGCATATCGCAAACGGTCTCTTTTGCCACCTTCGCACACGCCTCGCGCTCCTGCGCAGCGACAAGGGCGGCGAAACGCTGAAGCATGCGGTCAAAGTAGACTTCAGATTGCTTATCGGAGAATCCAGCCTCACGCGCCATGCGGGTGATGTCATCTCTGTTCATGTATTCCCCCTTGCGCGGATGGCGTCGGCGCAATAGTCGGCTCCTTCGCCCATGAACTCGTAGCGGCCACGGCCGCGCAGCCAGTCGTCACGCAGTTCTTCACACGCCTTCGCACATGCCTCGCGCTCGGCAGCGGCGACTATGGCGGCGAAATCGTCAAGCACAGCGGCAAAGCGACAAACAATGTCGATTTGTGCAGGCGAATGTCCAGCCTCCCGCGCCATGCGGATGATGTCATCCTTGGTCATACCTTACCCTCCGGCTGCTCCCGCTTCTGCTCTATCGCAGCCCACCAACCCGCGCAGTAGGCGATCTTCTCGGCCTCGGTCTGGGCTTCTGGTGGGGGCTTCTGCTGCTCCAGCGCGGCGCGGAGGCTGATCGCGGCCTGTCTTCCGGCTTGGGATGCCAACGGCGGCGCCAGCGACTGCCACCCGTTCAGTTCTTCCAACGCCTCCAGCGCCTGCTGGGCGGCTTCGCGTAGGGTGGTCATTGCCCCTCCCCCGCCATCTCCAACTGCGCCCGAAGCCGGTCAATCCGCGTCTCGTGATAGGCAACCATCGCCACGGCGTAATCACGCCCGGTCTGCGCCTCAAGCAGGCCGCGCCTGGCCTGGTCCAACTCGCGGGCGACTAACTCCTCGGGGCTTGGGGTGCGAAAAGGATTCGGAATGCGGATCATTGGTGGACTCCTGAGATGGCGCCAACGCGGCGCGCGTAATGCCAGATGCTGGGGGCCTGTTCGATGGCCCGTTGCAGGGCTACCGAGTCAGGCTCGGGCGGCGGTGGCGGCGGTGCGATGCGCCAGCGTGCCCAGCGGCCACGGCTGGACGGCACGATCAGGCCGGCTTGGTGGAGCTGGTGCAGGTAGGTTTTGGCCGTGGCGGCTTCGCATCCCAGGCGGTAGGCGATGTCGGCCATGGCTACCGGCTGGCGCTCGTGGATGATGGCTAGGGTGTCGGCTACGCGGGGGCGGAGGGGGGTCATGCGGTTCTCGCTTTCAGCATGGCGTCGGCGTGCATGTAGCGAGCCTTGACGCGCCAGTCGTCAGGCAGACAAGCAAAGCAGAATTGCTCCCGTGACATTCGCGCACGAATTTGGTCACTCATGATCTTGGATTGCACCTTCAGGTCTTCTTCGGATGCGCGTGCCGCGAAGTAATCGCGCAGGGTCATGCCATCGGAAATGTGGTCTCCGGCATCACCCCATGCAGGAAACGCCGGCCCACCCGTCTTGCCCACCGCCATCAGCAGCGTCCCGTCTTGGTCTCTCAGTTCCATCACTCATCCCTCCCGTTCAAATCGGCGCACACCTGATCTGCGCCGCTGCGCGTCAGGCAATCCGCCACCACGGCGGCTGACCCGTCTAGGCCAGCCAAGCGGCGCACGACAAGCCAGCGGTCGCCGGCCTGCTGCACCCGAAAAAGGCGCTGCGGCGCCACGGTTTCGGCGGCATCAGATCGGGTCATCTGCGGCCTCCCTGGTCTGCTCGGGCTCCTGGGCGGCGCGAATCTGGCCGGCACGAACCTGGGCCGCGTCCATGGCCTCGGCGCGGGCGTCACGGTCCAGCGTGCGGATTGCGGCGCGCATGGCGTTGAGTTCGTCGATGGTCTGCGCGGCGTCGATCTGGCGCATGATCTGGGGGAAGTCTGCGACCTCGACCACCGGCCCCATGTCGCGCTGGACGGGTGCCGGCGCATGGCCGGCGTCTTCGGCCTCCTCGGGCGTGTAGGTGCCGACCACCACGCCGGGGAACACGGTGCGGATGCCCTCGGAAACGCACCGGGCGCGCAACATCTGGCGCGGGTAGCTTTTCCATGTCGGGTTCTTGGTCAGGCCGGCAGAGGTCGCCATGTCCAGCGTCCATTCGACCTCCACGCTGCCGCCCTGCGGGTGGCTGAACGTGCCGACCACGCGCTTGTCGGTGTATTCGCCCCAGCGCACGCTGCCGCCTGCCGAGTGGAATCGGGCCAGCATGGCGTCAGCTTTGAGGGTGGGCCTGCCGTTGATCACATGGTAGTCACGGGCGGCGATGGCCGGGTGCAGTCCTTCGGCCTGCGCGATGAGCATCAGGGCCATGGCCTGGTCTGGGGTCTTGACGCCGAACAAGCCGGACTTGGCGACGGCAACGGCCATGCGCTCGACTTGATCGACGGGAACGAGTGCAGTTGTCATGCAGAACTCCTGTGGTTACTGTGGTTAGAAAGACACCTTGGCGCGCAGCTTGGCGACGATCTCGTCGGCCTCTGCGCTGAATGCGATGATCTCGCGCTCCAGGCGCGCCTGGAACTCGGGGTTACCCTTTATGCGCTGGACGTAGAGCTGCAGGTCGGCGGGCATGCGGGGATCGTAGGAAATGAACTCCGCCCACAGCCGCCCCGTCAGCCACATCTGGCCCTGGATCTGCGCCTGGTGATCCTCTGGCATGCCGTTGAGCCAGGTCTCGAGGTGGACCTGAGAACTCCATGGGCACTTAATTTCGATCAGCCCGAACGCGCCATCCGGGTCCGTCTCGTCCGTCACCAGGCCGTCAGGGCTCGCGCCGATGGGCAGCTTCGGGTGCGCAACGAATCCCGTCTCGGTGATCCTGGCGCTGGTGGTGAACTGGTACGCGACGCGGGCGGCGTCTTCGTTCTCGCGGCCCCAGCGCAGCGGCGCGGCGTCGGGCATCTGCACGGGCTGGCCCGTCAGGCGCTCAGTCACGATTTGCCAGAGGTAGCGCGTGCGCTCGGCGCTCGGGTTGCCAGGCTCGCCGGCCTTGGCCTGCGCGGCCGTGGGCTTGTTGCGGGCCAGGACGTCCTTGAAGCGGCTGGCGGTGACTTTGCCGGCGCGGGCGGCGTGCCACTCGTCGGTGCGTTGGGTGTCGGTTAGGGTGGTCATGCCGCAACCTCCACGGCGTCGCCCGCGATCTTCAGCCCCTCGGCGCTGTCCGAGAACAAGCGCAGCGTCATGGTGACGCCCTTGTCGTCCGTGATCTTCAGCTTGCGGATGAAGAACACTCGCCCGGAGTAATGAATGACCTGAGCTTCTGTCGGCTCAGCGCTCACGCTGACGACGTTGTGCATTTGGAATTCCATGATGTCGGTCCTTTCAGTACCAGTGGTGTGGATCGTCGTAGTAGGGGTCATCGTTCATGCTGTCGGCCATGAGCTCCATGGCACGGTCATCAATCCAGGTGCGCTCGTCGCGCAGGATGCGGTCTTTCATCTCCATGCGAGCATGCAAGCACTGCGCATCTGAGCCGGTCAGCATCAGCGTCCAGAGCTGGTCTACCGTGGCCTCGCTCATGTCCAGGTGCTCGAAACCGCGCACATCGGTGGTGCTGCACTCGGGTTGCGTGATATGCGCGTTGAGCCAGTCACTGGTGGTCCAGGCGTCGGCCAGCAGTTCGTCAGCCGCATCGGCGCGGTGGCTGTCGCTGGGCTCTTGGTCGCCGTCCCAGCGCGGGTCGCGCGGGTCGGTGCACGGTCCCCAGGTGGCGCTGTCGCCGGGGCCGTAGGTGGTGTATTGCATGAGGTGGGCTCCTGTGGTTTAGATGAAGGCCGCGAGTAGCAGGCCGAGGGTGATGCCGAAGGCGGCGGCGAAGAAGTAGTCGATGGGGCGGAGGGGTTGGCCGTTCATGTGTTCACCACCAGCGGCGGAGGATGTAAGCGAGGGCGCAGGTCACGGACTTGCAGCGTGTGGTGCCCACCAGCACTTCACCGTTAGGCTCGATGCGGACGGCCACGTAGTCGAGGTTGAGCAGCTCGGCGCGGAGTTGGCGGGCGTCTTCGGCTCGGCGGTCCAGGTAAGCCATGGCCATGGTGGGGCTCTTGATGTAGCAGTCTTCGGATTCCATGGTGTTGTCCGGTTGGTGGGTGACACTGGCAAGCCGCTGGGCTTGCCGCTGCCACCGCAGCGGGATGTTTACTTGCTCACCATGTGGCCGCGCCGGCCGTGCCTGTTTTCCAGCCGCAGGCCGAGCAGTTCGCACGACTGAACTACAAAGTCCCAGGAAATGCCAGCGCGCTTGATCTCGGCCTTGGTAAAGCAGTAGCAGCCCAGCGTCGTCAGGCCGTTGGCAAAACCGTTCTTCACAGTAAGAAGGGCGGCGTACAGGTCGGATGGACCCTTGAGTTCTTCGGCGCGGATCAGGTCAGAGGCGGATTGGAAGGCTTGCATGTTGGGCTCCGGGTTGCGTGTTGCGATGGTTGGATTTTGTTCCGGTCTGGACACCAATGTCCAATGCTTTCTGCAATCCCGACTGATCCGATCGGACATAAATGTCTTCTCATCTTTGGACATTCGTGCCAGAATCGCCGCCATGATTACCCGTGAACAACTATCCGACCTGCTGCGGCAGGTTGACGCGAAAGCGCTGGCCGCCGAGGCAGGCGTCAACATCAAGACCATCTACCGGCTGCGGCACGGCGAGAACTCGCCACGGCTCGAACTGGTAGAGCGCCTGGTGGCCGCGTGCCGGAAACTCAAGGGGCGCAAAGCATGAGCGCCCTGGACACCACACACCTGCGCCTGGTGGAACTCACCGAGCGGCGCGGCCAGAAGATCACGGCGCGGGACATCGCCACGGCACACATGGCCATCGCTGCGCTGGATCATCTGCGCGAGTTGTCCGAGCGCAACATGCAAGCGTATGGCCACCAGCTAAGCACCAGCGTAGACCGCGGCATCCAGCTAGACACCGTGCGCGAAATGCTCGGGCAGATCCGGGAGATTCTGGAATGAAACAAGGCGACCGCGTGCGCCTGTCAGATGGCCAGGACGCTATGGTGCTCGAGGTCGGCGTGGCAACCCTGCGCGTGGCTCGCATCCGCCCGGATTGGCCGTTTCCTGGCCTGCCTGAGTCCGTGCTGCGCGGCGCGGTCAAGCGTCTGCCGTCGCGGTATCTGCGGGAGACGCATCAGGATGTGGAGGCTGCGAGATGGTGAGCAAAGTTGAGCTCGATGGAGCCACCCTGCACCTGGGCGACTGCCTGGAAGTGCTGCGCACCCTGCCGGATTGCAGCGTGGATGCTGTGGTGACAGATCCGCCCTACGGCCTGAGCTTCATGGGCAAGAAGTGGGACTATGACGTGCCCAGCGTGGAGGTGTGGGCCGAGTGTCTGCGCGTGCTCAAGCCGGGCGGCCATCTGCTGGCGTTCGCTGGCACGCGCACCCAGCACCGGATGGCCGTGCGGATCGAGGACGCTGGCTTCGAGATCCGCGACATGATCGCGTGGGTGTACGGGTCTGGGTTTCCGAAGTCGCTGGATGTGAGCAAGGCGATTGACAAAGCTGCGGGTGCGGAGCGGACAGAGGTTGTCGGCAAGAGCACGCGACATGGCGGCGGGATCGTTGGCGCTGGCACAAGCTACGAAATCAACCCTGAAGTTCCGATGCTGTACGCCCCCGCCACGGAAGCCGCCCGCCAGTGGTCCGGTTGGGGCACCGCCCTAAAGCCCGCGCTGGAGCCTATCACCGTCGCCCGCAAGCCGGTGGCCGGCACTGTGGCCGGCAACGTGTTGGAGCACGGTACCGGGGCGCTGAACATTGAAGGTTGCAGGGTACCAGGCGAGGCAGGCCGCCCGCTGGTCGTGAGCGATCGGCGCGACGGGAACGGCGTCTATCGGGATGGCCTGCAAGGCTCGCGCTCTGTTCTTGGCGGCACGGACGCCGGCCGCTGGCCCGCCAACCTGATCCATGACGGCAGTGAGGAGGTGGTGGGGTTGTTTCCGCAGAGCAAGGGACAACAAGGTGCGCTAACTGGTGCAGAGCCGAGCGGCAAGACGGTCAACGCTTTCGGTGAGTTTGCGGCACGCTCACCCAGTGAGCCTCGTGGCGACAGTGGCAGCGCCGCCCGCTTCTTCTACACCGCCAAGGCGAGTCGCGCCGATCGTAACGACGGTGTGTCCGAAGGTGGAGCGCCTGCTGTCAGCGCCGCAGCGACCATGCGCGACTGCGAGATTGCGAATTGGAAGGCCCGTAACGGGAACCACCACCCCACCGTCAAGCCCACCGACCTCATGCGCTACCTGTGCCGCTTGGTCACGCCACCAGGCGGCACCGTGCTGGACCCCTTCATGGGCAGCGGAAGCACCGGCCGCGCCGCACTGCTTGAGGGGTTCCGCTTCATCGGCATCGAGCGCGAAGCGCAGTACCTGCAGATAGCCCGCGCCCGCGTGCAATCGGCCACGCCCGCGCTGTGGAGGCAATCATGACCCGAGGCCGCGAAACCCTGCGCGAGAAGATGCTGCGCAACCAAACCACGATGGATCGCTATGCCGCCATCAGCGGCAAGCCCCGCGTGCTGCTGGACATCCCGCCTGAGCCGGCCAAGCGCGGGCCGCGCAAGCCGTCAGGCCAGCCGACCGAGGCGCAGATTCTGAAGGCCATCATGGCGCTGCTGAAGCGCCACCCGAAGGTGGCCAGTTGCTGGCGGCAGAACTCGGGCACGTTCCAGGAGCGCAACCGGGACGGGTCTGTGCGGTACATCCGGGCGAACACCGCCAAGGGGATGTCGGACATCATGGGCGTGCTGAAAGATGGCCGCACGCTGGCGATTGAGGTCAAGTCCGCCACCGGGCGCATGCGTCCAGGCCAGGAGGAGTTCCTGGCCACGATCCGCCAGGCGGGCGGCGTGGCTGGGGTTTGCCGGTCGGTTGAGGATGCGCAGGCGTTGCTGGCATGACCCCCGAAGACACCCACCGCGCCAGTGCGTGTTTCGGAAAAATTCAATTCGCCACGTTCACCCAGGCCCGCGTGGTGGCCGAGCGCAGCACCAGGCGGGGCAAGAGCCGGCAAATCTACCACTGCGTCCACTGCCACCAGTTCCACCTCGGGCGCAGGCCCATCACCAAGCGGCGCAACCGCATCACCATAGAGGAACCATGAGCTACGACAACACGAACAGCGGCCTTCTGGCCCGCAACGACAAGCAGGGCAACGATTCCAGGCCGGACTATCGGGGCTCGATCAACGTCGACGGCCGCGAATACTGGCTCAGCGCCTGGATCAAGACCGGGCGCGACGGGACCAAGCTGGCGGGGCAGAAGTACATGAGCCTGTCGGTGCAACCGAAGGACGCGCCAGCCGCTGCACCGCCCCCGTTCGCGCCGGCACCGGCACCGGCCCGCATGAACCAGGATCAGCGCGACGCCATGGCCATCCGCGAGCGGGCAGAGCGCGACGCCATGGCAATTCGTGAGCGGGCCGAGCGCCAGGCGGCGGCGAGGCCGAAGACGAACTTCGACGACATGGAGGACGATTTGGTACCGTTCTAAGCGATAA